GGAACAAGATGCTTGAAATTTATACAAAGGAAGGTTGGTTACCGATTACCAATCGGCAGAATTACTATACATCATATGAATATGACGGTACCCAGACTTTATGCTTTGACATTTCGCCCAGTGATGAAATGTACCGGTATATCGCCAATGAAACACCTGTCAGAAATGAAGAGAACCGCTACCTGATCAAAGATATCAATAAGAGAAAGACAGCATGCACGATAACCTGCAATCTGGATATGGATGAATGGCACCAGAATGAGCCTTATCTCAACACGAAGGATATGGCTAAGTTCCAGACTAAGAGCCTATCAGAGATTCTGGAAGCGATCAAACCGTCTGGCTGGTCTATCTTAAACGCAGGTATACGAGATTATCGAAGGACTCCGGAGATGGAAGATGCGTCTGATTATGAAGTGCTATTCAAATGTCAAGAGATATTCAATGTTACATATGAGATCCGAACACTTGATAAACAGATCATTGTGAAGGACCCTGAACAGGTCGTAGATAAAGGAATCTATATCACCCCACAGTTGAATCTGGAAAGTGTTAAGATGAAAGGCAATTCAAAAGATTTCGCCACCAGGATCACAGCATATGGAAAGCAGAATGAGGATGGCAGCTATGTGAATTTTGCATCCATAAATGGAGGGAAGACCTACGTTGAAGATAATGCATATGCAGGCAAGGCGCATCCGATCTGGATCGTATGGAAGGATGAGCGGTATACGATTCCGGAGAACCTACTTGCTGATGCTAAGAAGAAGCTGAAGGAACAGGCATATCCGGAATTATCTTTTGAGGTTACGGTCAATGACCTTGCGGAAACAGATGACAGATACAGCTTCCTGAAGATGAGGCTGTATGATATTGCACATGTCATTATCGACGAGCATACTGAAATAATTGAAAAGGTGATCAAGCTGCAGAGGTATCACGATTCTCCGGAGAAGAACAAAATCACATTGTCTTCAGAACCGCAAACCATAACAGGAAAGGTGAATGATGCAATATCCATTCTTGGCAACAATGGTGAAAAACTGAAAGGATCAGTGCTGCAGCAGGCGCAGGAGATGGCAACGAAGCTGATAAATGCATGGGCTGAAAAGGGACATATTTATCAAACACAGAATGAGATCTATATCCTGGATGCATTACCGAAAGAGAATGCGAAGTATTGCATTAGGATGAATCTGGGAGGTATAGCATTCAGTCAGAATGGATGGCAGGGACCGTATAATTCTGCATGGACGATCGATGGGAAGTTCAATGCAGATTTCATAACGGCTGGAACATTAAGAGGTATTCGGATTACGAACGGCAACAATTTCAGTGTAGACGAAAATGGGAATGTCTCTGCAAATGCATTGAAAGCAACAAATGCGGAAATCACAGGTAGAATATCTGGATCAGATATAACTGGTACAGTTTTTGAGGGAGGTACCATCAGGACCAATGATGGAGACATTGGAGGATGGAGTATAGATTCCAACGGTTTGTATAATGGCACAGTCAAAATTAAGAATAGTGGAATCACCAACATCTATACATGGGCTGACTTGTATATAATTCGCTTGATAATAATGGGTACTGTGAATGCTGATGACGATATGGTATATCACTATGATTTTAACGGAGACGGTCAGATAACACCTGCAGATTACGTTGTATTAAAAAATAGATTAAAGACCATGTAGGAGGTGATTGAATGGAGAGCATCATAATCGGGAAAATAAAACAGTATGGAACTATATTACGAAATGACAATACCGAAATCGCATATCAATATGCTGAGAACCTGCAGCTGTCGGTCGAGTTTACTGACAGCTTTTTTGATGGCTATTCCTTCTTGTGGCTGTACTGCCACGACAGGGACATGGTGAAGACCGGTGTACTGGAATTTGACCAAGACAAGAGTGTGGTGACGTTACCACGTGGAGCGTTTGAAAAAGAAGGAAATCTATATATATCGATGTGTGCTTATAAAGGTTCAGAGAAAGATATGATTCGCATCCCAACGTCACCGGTGGAATTTTACATTACTCAGTCACTCAATCCTCAGGCTACGAATGCCCCAAGAGAACCAGGCTGGGAAGACGTTGCATTGTCCTTGTTTACTCAGATATTCAATCATGATTTTAAAGAACGTACTGATAAGGTCATATCTGATGCGCAGGCAGTAATCGACGATATCAAAAGGAGACTAGAGAGCGGTGAATTTACTGGCGCACAGGGAATTCAGGGACCAGTCGGACCACAAGGGATACAGGGAATCGCTGGAAGTGTAGGACCGGCAGGAGCACAGGGCATTCAAGGTATCCCTGGCCCTAAGGGAGATAAAGGCGATAA